GTACGCATCAGCGGCCCGCGGACTGGGTCGAAGACTTCGGCGAGCACCAGCAGCGCATCGTCGACCAGCAGCAGAAGGGATGACAAGCCATGGCAAAGACTTCAGGTCTCGGGTGGACGACGTGCTCCGTGGACGACTCGGCCGGCACTCTCCGCGCGATCATCAATGACGTCACGAACCTCCAGTTCGCGACGCCGCGCGCGGACTGGAACGTCACGGGCATCGACAAGAGTGCGATGGAGCGGATCCTGCTCCTCGCGGACTTCAGCGTGACGCTGAACGTCATCTTCAACCCGGCGGCGAACGCCTCGCACGACGTGTTCAAGACCGTGCCCAGCACATCCGTGGCCCGTACGACGACGCTCACCGTCGCCGCGAAGACCCTCACGAACGAGGTGCTGTACACGGACTACCCGGTGTCTCGCTCCGACTCGGGCGAGCTCACCGCGGCTGTGCCTGGCGTCCTTGCGGACGGAACCGTCCCGACTTGGGCCTGATGTCCGTTTAGGACGGAACGGAGAACAGCGCCATGGGATACCGCCCGAAGCGCAAGATTTACACCCTGGAGTTCGAGGACCCGGACCTCGACGGCCTCATCGTCAAGGTCCGCGGCCTCAACACCGGCCAGATCCTCGACATCGACACCGCCCGAGAAGATGGCGGCGACGAAGCCATCCGCGGCCTCCTCGAACTCCTCGCCACGCAGATCGTCGAGTGGAACGTCGAGGACGAAGAAGGCCAGCCCGTCCCCGCCACTCTCGACGGCATCCGCGCGCAGGAACTCGCCTTCAACATGGCGATCATCGACGCCTGGCAGAACGCCGTCACCGGAGTGCCCGCCCCTTTGGAGCAGCCCTCGACCGATGGCGAGCAGTCCATGGAGGCATCGATTCCCATGGAAACACTGCAACTGCCCCAGGAGAGTACGGCCGTGCCCGCCTGATCCTCAGCCTCCTGGAGAGGTTCCCCGGCTACACCCTGACCACCCTGCTGGAGGAAGACCCCGAACTCCTGCGGCTTCTAGAGATCGAACGACGCGGCACACCAGAGGAGGCGGACGGCGGTGGGGAATGACATCGAGATCAGAGTCAGGGTCGCGAACAACACCGCGACCGGGATCACCGCCGTCAACCGCTCCCTCAACAACCTCCGCGACGAAGCCCGCGACGCCGGCCGCAGCCTCGACGGCCTCGCCGTCCGCGCCGCCGCAACCGCGGTCGCCCTCCGCAGCCTGAAGGACGCTGCACAGGACGCCTCCCGCGCCCTCCGCTCCCTGAACACGGCCGCCCGTAACACCGACGGCCGCCTCACCGCCCTGTCCGACCGCTCCCGCACCCTGCGCTCAGACACCGACGACCTCGACGGCAGCATGCGCCGCCTCACCACCACCATGGGCGGCGTACGCGGCAGCACCGGAACCCTCCGCACCTCGTTCGGGAACGCCGGCAACGGCATGCAGCAGCTGAAGGCGGCGGCGATCACCCTTGCGCCGGCGTTGATTCCGGTGGCGGCGTCGCTGGTGCCGATCGCTGCGCAGGCTGGCGCGGCCGGTATTGCGGTGGGTGTGTTCGGTGCGGCGATGCTCGGTCAGTTGTCGGCGGTGAAGAACGCGGCGGACGCGCAGACGAAGTACACCGACGCGGTCAAGAAGCACGGGCCGGCGTCCCAGCAGGCGGCGCAGGCCGAGACGCTGTTCCTGGATCAGGTGCGGCAGATGGACCCAGCGACGCGCCGTACGGCCGCCGCGCTGGGGGTACTGAAGGACCAGTACAAGGCCTGGTCAAAGTCGCTGGCCGGGGACACGATGCCGGTGGCCACGAAGGGGCTTGCGATCTTCGGCGCGTTGATGCCGAAGCTGACGCCGGTGGTGAAGGGCGCGGCGGGTGAGCTGAATCGCTTCATGACGATCCTCGGCGGGGGCGTCAACAGTTCCGGGTTCTCCAAGTTCATGGACTCCTTTGCGCGGTTCTCGACGGGCGCCCTGTCGAAGGCCAACGACGGGCTCGTCCGGTTCATGCGGACGATGTCGGGTGGCGCAGGGTCGGCGCAGTTCACGAAGTTCATGGAGTACGCGCAAAGGGTCGGCCCGGCGGTCGGTGAGACCCTGCTGAACCTGTCGAAGGGCCTCGTTCACTTGGTGGCGGCGGCGTCGGAGACCGGTGTGAGCATGCTGACGCTGGTCAACGCGTTCGCGAAGCTCGTCAATGCGATCCCGACTGAGGTGCTGAGCACGCTGCTTCAGTTCGTGGTGGTGCTGAAGGCGGTGAAGCTCGCGGCTGCGGGGATGGCCGCGATGGGCGGGCTGTCTGCGTTCGCGACGAGTCTTGGGGCGATGCGGACGGCGGCGGCCGGTGCGACGGGCCCGCTCGCGTCGCTGGGTGCGGCGTTCGGTGCGCTGTCGCGGACGGCGAAGGTGGCGCTCGTCGGTGCGGGGATCGGCATCCTCGTCATCGCCCTGTCGCGGCTGTCCACCATCGGGAAGTCCGCGCCCCCGGACATCGACAGGATGACGACAGCGCTGGGCAAGCTCGGCACCACGGGCAAGGTGACGGGCGAGGCCGCGCGGGTCTTCGGTACTGACTTCGGGAAGCTGGGTGACTCGCTTCGGACGTTGTCGCGCCCGTCGAACTTGGACAAGTTCCAGCAGGGGCTTACGAGCCTGATCGGCATGGACTCGACGCCGGTGAAGGACGCGAAGGAAGCGTTCGACGGTCTCGACAAGGGGCTGACCAGCCTGGTGAAGGGCGGGAAGGCCGAGCTCGCGGCGGCAGCCCTTGAGACGTCGATCAAGAACCTGAAGAAGCAGGGTTTCACCTCGAAGGAAGTGACGTCCCAGCTCGACGATTACAAGGCGGCGCTCGCGGATCAGGCGCTGGAGCAGCAGTTGGCGGCGCAGGCGATGGGCCTGTTTGGTGATCAGGCGCTCGCGGTGCAAGGCAAGTTGGACGCACAGAAGCAGTCTGCTGATGGGCTGCGGCAGTCCATCGAGGCGCTCAACGATGCCAACCGGTCGGCGCTCGGCGGGATGATCGGTTTCGAGGCGAGCATCGACGCCGCATCGAAGGCGGCGAAGGAGAACGCGAACAGCCTCGACATGGTCAACGGGCACTTGGACGTGAACAGCCCGAAGGCTCAGGCCGCAGCGACCGCGCTGAACGACCTGGCGTCGAAGACGAAGGACGCCGCGCTCAGCGCGCGGGAGAGCGGCGAGAGCTGGGAGTACGTCAACGGGATCTATGAGCGGGGCCGTAGCCAGCTGATCAAGTCGGCTGAGGCGATGGGCCTGACCGAGACCCAGGCCAGGCAGCTTGCCGACCAGATCATGAAGGTCCCGGACAAGACGGCCAAGGTGAAGGGCAACATCGAGGACCTGGAAGCCAAGATCAAGGCTGCCAAGAGCAAGCTGTCCAAGGTTCCCGACTCCCGTAAGGCGAAGGTGCGGGGAGAGATCTCCGACCTGGAAGCGAAGCTCGCGCAGGCTCGCCGCGACCTCGCAGCGATCGACGGGCAGACCGCCACCGTGCGCATCATGACGCAGTACTTCACGGCGAAGTCTCCGTCTCAGTTGGCGGCCGCGCACGGCCGGGCGTCCGGTGGGCTCGCGCCCGGGTACGCGGACGGCGGCCAGGTGGTCCAGACGCATCCGAACGGCGGTCTGATCACCGGCCCCGGGTCGGGCACGTCGGACTCGGTCCTTGAGATGTCCCCGAACGGGGGCGCGTACCGGACGTCGAACCGCGAGTACATCGTGCAAGAGTCGTCGGTCCGTAAGTACGGGGTGGGTTTCCTCGACGCGCTGAACGCGGGCCGGCTGAAGCTCGCCGGGTTCGCGAAGGGCGGTCTGACGAAGGCCGAGAAGCAGGCCCGGCACGACGCTGTCGGGCAGCTCACGATCTCCCACTTCGGGCGCGTGGCCGGGTACCAGAACGATGAGTTCCGTAGCGCGCTGGGCAAGGCGGACAGTGTGGGTTCGCTGGTCAACGCGTTGAACCAGTGGCGCGGCGTCATCAAGGCGGCGACGCACGGGGCGACGGAGTCCCGCCTGCTGAAGCAGCTGGAGGCGGCGGGGAAGGGGCTGTTGAAGTACGAGAAGCAGCTCAACTCTGTGAACAAGTCGTTGGAGAAGGCGAAGGAGAAGCTCGACGGGCTGAAGCAGGCGGCCGCACAGATGGCGGACAGCGTGAAGTCGGGTGTGCTGTCGTCGGCGAACATCACGAAGGGCGCGCAGGGCGACGCCCCGGTCACAGTGAAGTCGATCATGTCGGGGCTGACGTCGTCGCGGGACAAGGCCTCGTCGTTCTCGAAGGCGCTCGCGGACCTGAAGAAGAAGGGCGTCTCCAAGGACCTCATCGGCCAGATCGCGGAGGCCGGGATCGAGGGCGGCGGGCTGGAGACGGCGGGCGCCCTGCTCGGGGCGAGCAAGAGCGAGATCGCGTCGATGAACAAGCTCCAGTCGCAGATCAACTCCAGTGCGAAGGCGGCGGGGAAGACCGCGGCGGACGCGATGTACGGGGCGGGCATCAAGGCGGCTGAGGGGCTCGTGGCGGGTTTGCAGAAGAAGCAGGACGCGATCGAGAAGGCCATGATGAAGATCGCCAAGAGCATGGAGAAGGCGATCAAGAAGGCGCTCGGCATCAAGAGCCCGAGCCGGGTCATGCTCGACGTCGGTCACCAGACCGCCGAAGGATTCGCCCTCGGCATCCAGCGCAACAAGTCCGTGCAGCCCGCATGGGCGTCCATGCTCAACGTCCCCCGCACCAGCGCCCCCAGGGCCGCACGAAGCGCAGCAACGACCGCCAGCAGCACAGCAGGCGGCGGATGGGACGGGCGACCCATCGTCATCCCCATCGACATCGGCGGCAGCCACCTCGGGACCGTCCTCGTCGACGTCACCCGCAAGGAAGTCCGCGTCCGCGGCGGGAACGTACAGGCCGTCCTCGGACAGGGGAGTTAACGATGGCGTTCCCGCAGACCCCGCTCCCCATCAAGGTCGAACTCCAGGTCGGCTCCACATGGACTGACGTGACGACCGACGTCCGCGCGGACCAACAGATCCGCATCATCCGCGGCCGATCCGACGAGGGACAGACTGTCGACACCACCCGGTGCGCGTTCACCCTCGACAACAACTCCGGGAAGTACTCGCCACGGAACGCCAGCGGCCCGTACTACGGGCAGATCGGCCGCAACACCCCATGCAGGGTGAGCGTCCTGACGGGCACCCCGTACCTCGACCTGACCGGCAGCAACAGCGACTATGCCGAGACTGCCGACGTGGCCGCGCTGGACATCACGGGCGACCTCGACGTCAGGTTGGACGCGTCGTTCGCGAACTGGCTGCCGCCCATTCTGAGTCTTACCTCTGGGTCCGTTGAGATGATCGGCAAGTTCTCCGGGACAGGCCAAAAGAGCTGGTGGCTAGGGTCGCGGAACGGGCTGCTGTACTTCGAGTGGTCCGCGGACGGCACGAACTCCCTGTCGGCGTCGTCGACGCTGCCGCCGGTGATACCGGGATCGGGCCGTCTGGCGGTACGGGTGACGCTGGACGTCGACAACGGTGCGTCGGGGAACACGGTCCGCTTCTACACGGCCGCCAACCTGGATGCGCCGTGGACGCAGCTCGGCGCCGCAGTCACGCAGGCCGGCACAACAAGCGTGTTCAGTTCGACGTCACCGGTTCGGATCGGGAACGCGACCGGTTTCACGTTCGCGCAGCCGTTCGGCCGGGTGCATTCGGCCGAGATCCGCAACGGACTGTGGGGCACGGTCGTCGCACAGCCCTACTTCAGCGCGCAGTCGGTGGGCGTGACGTCGTTCTCGGATTCGCCGGGCCGCACATGGACGATGAACGGGGCGTCGTCGATCACGAACAGGCAGACCCGGTTCGTCGGCGAGGTCTCGACATGGGCTCCCCGCTGGGAGACACGGTTCGACGTCGTCACCCAGATCGAAGCATCCGGCATCCTCAGGCGGCTCACACAGGGCGCCTCCCCGGTGCGCAGCGCCATGTCCCGGGAGCTGACGAACCCGTCGCGTACGGGGATCGTCGGGTACTGGCCGATGGAGGACGAAGCCGGGGCCACATCGTTCGCTTCGGCGCTGAACGGACAGGCGGCGATGCCTGTCCCGTCGTCGGGCGTGACGCTGGCGGCGTTCTCCGACTGGGTGTCGTCCGCACCACTGCCGACCTACAGCTTCGGGACGACGAAGGTGCGGCTCGCCCCGTACACGGCGACGAACTTTATCTTCGCCCGCTTCTTTGTCCAGGTCCCTGCGGGCGGTGTGAGCGGCACAGACCGCCTGTTCGGCTTTACGACGACAGGGACCGCCCGTACGTGGGCGCTGACCATCAACACCGTTGGTGCTCTCTCCTTGCAGGCGTACGACGCCGACGGTACGCAACTATTCACCAGCGCTTTCGGGCTTTTCGCCATCAACGGCCTGCCCCGGCACATCGGGATCGAGCTGACACAGAACGGCGCCAACATCGACTGGGCGCTGCTCGTCTACGAGATCGACAAGACGACCCTGATCAACGCTGTGTCCACCGCTCTGGCCGGCACCCTCAACAGCTACACGGCAGGCGCCGCCACCGAGGTGCGGGTCGGGCAGGACGGTCTCCTCAACGGCACGGCCGTCGGTCACGTAGTCATGGCGAGCAGCAGTACCTCCTACCTGTCCACACAGGGCGCAATGATCGGCTGGCGGGAGGAAACCACCAACGGCCGCATCCAGCGCCTCGGAAACGAGGAGGGATTCCCCGCGTACGGCGTGTCCGTCTCCGATCAGGAGATGGGCCCACAGGGGCGGTCCACGCTCGTCGACCTGCTGCGCGAGGCTGAAGCCGCCGACGAAGGCATCCTGTGCGAGGGCCGCTCATATCTGGGCCTCAGGTTCCGTGACCACGTCAGCCTGTACAACCAGACGGCGGCGCTCACCCTCAACTACACAGGATCGGACGGGCTCGTCACCCCGCTGGAGCCGACCGACGACGACCAGCAGGTACGCAACGACATAACGGTCGCCCGCACCGACGGCTCGTCCTCCCGCGTCACCCTCGACACCGGCACCCTGTCCACCCTGTCCCCGCCCAACGGCGTGGGCCGGTACACGGACAGCGTCACCCTCAACCTTGCCGACGACACACAGACACTGGACCACGCCGGTTGGCGGCTCCATACCGGAACGTGGGACGAGACCCGCTACCCGGTCGTGCGGGTGGTGCTGTCGAAAGCGCCGGCCTCGTTGGAGACGGCGGCCGCGGTGGACATCGGAGACCGGATCCAGATCACTAACCCCCCGGCGTGGCTGCCACTCGACACGATCGACCTGATGGTGCAGGGGTACTCCGAGACGCTGGATCAGTTCAACTGGAGCTTGGACTTCAACTGCACCCCCTGCGGACCGTGGGATGTGACGTGGGCGGGTGATGCGTCGACTGCCTCCAGCCCCCGCGAGTTCCGGTTCACCGACCCGGACGGCAGCGCGCTCGCCGAGGATCTGACGACGACCGAGACGGACATCGACGTCTTGACCACCAGCGGCCAGGTCTGGACGCCGAACGTCTCCGACACGCCGTTCGACTGGCGGGTGTCGGGCGAGGTCATGACCGTCACCGCGCCAGGTGGCCTGCTCAACACCAACCCGTTCTTCAACGCGGATATATCGGGATGGACAGGCTCGAACTGCACCATCACCCGATCCACGACCTACGTGCATCCGCATTCGCGCGCGCAGGCGTCGCTCAGGGTCGTCCCGGACGGCGTCAGCTCCACGCATTCCCCGGTCTGCACCATCACGGACGTCGGCACCATCACCCCGGGCGC